GGACGCACTACCTGACGGACGGCAAGGAGGGCATCATAGTTTTAGCGTTCGACTTGAAGGAGTGTGTCGACGAGGACCCGGCGTACCTGGCCGGCGTGATAGCGCACGAGGCAACGCACTGCGTATGCCGCGTGTTTGAGCACATCGGCGAGCCCGCGGAGGAGATCGGCGAGGAGTCACGCGCCTACCTAACGGAGCACATCGTCAAGCAGATCACGACCGGGATACGGATGGAGATGGACAAAAATGCTAGAAAAGCAGATCGAAAGCTATCTAAGCAAAAAAGTAAAAGAGATGGGGGGACTGAGCCTAAAGTGGATCAGCACGGTGACGGGGGTCCCGGACCGGATAATCTTCCTAAACAAAAGGGCGCACCTGATCGAGCTAAAAACAAAAACCGGCGCGCTGTCTGCAAGGCAACTCTTAATGTTTCAAGAGTTAGAGCTGCAGGGATTTCCGGTGACCGTATTGAGGTCTAAAACAGACGTCGATGACTTCCTTACAAAATCAAAAACAGCGCCAGTATAGGTCCTCCAAAAGTGGACAGATAACTAACCTTTTGTTTGCCGCAAAAGCGAGGGCAAGAAAACGAAAGGTGCCATTCGATTTGACCAAGGAATACCTCATGTCGATCGCCAACAAGCCGTGCCCTGTATTTGGCGTTGAGTTTGAGTGGGGCTGCTCCGGCCTCGGCAGCGGCAGATCAAAAAGCCCCAACTCGCCATCCCTGGACCGAGTGATACCAGAGCTTGGCTACATAATTGGAAACGTGGTATTTATTTCTCGCCTTGCAAACACGATAAAGTCAAACGCCACGGAAAAAGAGCTGTACGCCGTGGCCGACTGGCTGCACGACAAACGAAAAGAGGTACTAAATGCTTTCAAAGACAGACCTACACCACTACCAGCGCCGCCTGATACACCAGGCAAAAAGCCTTCCGCACGTTGGCCTTTTCCTGGAGCCGGGCCTGGGAAAAACAGCAACCGCGCTGACGATCGTCAGGGAGAGCTCTTTGGGGCGGACCCTGGTGATAGCTCCCAAGAGAGTCGCGGAGTCAGTATGGGCGCAGGAGTGTCAAAAATGGCAGCATCTGCAAGACCTCCGAGTGGCGCTAGTGATGGGGACGCCAGAGCAACGTTTGAAAGCTCTCTACAGTCAGTCAGACATTTACGTGATCAACGTGGAGAACGTCCCCTGGCTGGTGGAACATTGGCCCGCTGGGCTGTTCGATTATTTAATAATCGACGAAAGCAGCCGGTTCAAGGACCCCAGCACGAAACGGTTCAAGGCGATAAAGAGAGTGCTAAAGACGTTTAAGCGACGCATCATCTGCACCGGCACGCCCACGCCCCAAGGCGTTGGCGACCTGTGGTCCCAGGTTGGCATGCTCGACCTTGGGCAGCGACTGGAGCCAACGCTGACAAAGTTTAGAGACGTCTACATGTACGCCGCCGAGCGCAACCGGCACACCAACGTCGTCTACAAGTGGGCGCCGCGCCCTGGCATGGACCGCCAGATACTGGACAAGATATCTGACATCTGCTTTAGCTTGCGCGCGGAGGACTACCTGCAGCTGCCGGCGTTGACCAAGCTCTACCACAACATTGAGCTGGATGATTCGACAATGAAAAAGTACAAACAACTTAAAAAGGAGATGGTCAGTGAAATCGAAGGTAAGACTATTACGGCGGTTACTGCGGCCGCGCTGGCCAACAAGCTTTTACAGTTTACCAGTGGCACCCTTTACTCCGAAGATGGTGAAGCCGAGGCTCATAAAGCTAAAATTGAATACCTTGAGTCTCTTGTTGAAGAGAACCAACACCCTACCCTGGTTTTCTATCATTATAAAACGGCGCTACAAAAGCTAAAGGAAGCCTTCCCCGAGGCGCAAGAGCTGAACGCTAACAACATGGAGGACTGGAGAAACGGAAAGATCAAGATACTACTAGCACACCCGCAGTCTGGTGGCATTGGGCTGAACCTGCAGTGCAACGTCGGAGACGTGGCGCAGATGGTATGGTACGACCTGCCGTGGAGCTCGGAGAATTACATCCAGGCAAACGCGCGCGTCTACCGGCAGGGCCAGACAAAGCCTGTAATCATCCACCACCTCGTCGCGAGCAACACGATTGACTGGCAGGTGGTTCGTGTCCTGGATGGAAAGATCGACGCACAGGACGCGGTACTTGACGCACTGAAGGCATGATAATTCTAAAATATAAAAAGAACTGCGCCGCTCCTCGTCTGTCTGACGAGGAGCCGGATTTGATGGAGCAGGAGGACATCGAGGGCATATCGGGCATGCAATCCGATGGGTGGCTGCCCTGGAGCTATGAGGACATGATCGACATACGTCGCGTCATTCAAGACCGAATGCCTCAAAAGCAGCGCGAGGTCATGGAGGCATTTCTGATGGGCAGCAACGCCTCCGACCTTGGCGTGACGGAGAAGTATTGGCGGTACCACTTTAAGCGAGCCGTAGAGTTTATTAAGAGGGAGATGGGTGTATGAGGCACTACCATGATTTAATTGAGATCGAAAACGTAAGCATCGACCTGGACGTCCTGCAGAGCACTGTCCGTGTCCTGACGTACGGCATGCCAGAGGCGAACAAGAAAGATGTCGAGTACGCCATGCACAACGTCACGGACCGGCTGGAGGAGCTCAGCTCGCGCCTGCGAGATAGGTTTGACACACTGTTTAACGCCATACGAGACGAAGAGGATGAAAATAAACGTGAGACTAAAAAACGAGCCAAGAATGACAAGGTTTAAGCTGGAGGATGCCCTGATGCGTTTGTGGGGCACCGCCGAGGACGTGGAGACACTGTTTCAGTACTACTACGAGCGCCACGACAGTATAAACCCCGAGGACGTGGCCAACGCATTGCTTGGGATCAAGCAGATGATACAAATGCGCGGAGAGCTGGCGTTTGAATTATTTGAACGACTCATAAAGGAACAGGCAGAAAATGAAAATACCTAAAAAATTACTGGAGCCATTTAAGAACCCCTTCGTCGAGGCCAAGCGCCAGGAACTTGCCAGCGCCATGACCAAGACGCTGCTAAACGAGGCCCTGAGGGACCGCAAGAAGGCCGAGCTTGCCAAGCAACAGGCCAAGGGCGAAAAGCCTCCCGGTTCTGCATAAGTAGTAGTAGGCACGTCGGGAGACGCCCGCAGGCCGGTGAAAGCCCGGCACAAACACAAACCAGGAGAGACCATGAAAAAGTTTATCAGCGCCGCGGTAGTGGCACTCTTGTCCATCGCCGTCCTGCCGGCCCAGGGGTTGGAATAGCTTCGACGTGGGCCAAGGCCTAAGCGGCAACCTCGCGGACCTGGGTGCGATTCCCAGCAACTCCACCACACAAAGGAAGACCATGGACGACTTTAAGTGCATGCCCAAGATGGCAGCAGGCGGATCGGCAAAGCCCGGTCTCTACGCCAACATCCACGCCAAGCGCGAGCGCATCGCCAAGGGATCTGGCGAGAAGATGCGCAAGCCAGGGTCTGAGGGCGCCCCCACGGCCAAAGCGTTCAGGGAGTCCGCCAAGACGGCAAAGTAATGGCAACCAAGAAACACGTATTTAAGCCCGAGATGTGCGACAAGCTTATCGAGATGGGCAAGCAGGGCGCGTCACAGAAGATGATGTGGTCCGAGCTGGGCATATCGCGAGAGGTGGCAAAAAACTGGGAGAAGAAACACCCCGAGTTTGCCGACGCGCTAGGCGTTGCCTTGGTACACAGCCAGGCCTTTTGGGAGCGCGAGATGCTGGCCAACGTCGGCAACAAGGCATTTAACTCCCGCATCGCCGAGATCGCGCTTAGGGGCCAGTTTCCCCAGGACTACAAAGAGACCCGTGAGCAGAAGATCGACGTCAAGGCCGACGTCGTGGTCGACTTCAAGGGCGCGGTAGATGACCTTATCAAGCAACTAAAGGCGGCAAAAGACTAGCACGGTCGTACCAAAAAATAGCACGGTCGTACCCAAAAAGGGCACCCAAAACGGTGCCCTTTTTGCATTAGTAGATATACGACAAACCGTTGAAACAGGAAAAACGACATGACCGCCCACGCCGTCCTATCCGCCAGCGCATCCAAGCGATGGCTGACATGCACCCCAAGCGCACGCCTGGAGGCCAGCCTCCCCGAGCTCAAGCGAGCCGCTGGCGACTTCGACTACAGCCAGGAGGGGACCACGGCCCACCTGCTGGCAGAGATCATGCTGCGCCACCACTACGCCGAGATCGGCACCGAGGAGTACCAGCGCGAGTACACCATCATCCGACAGTCCCAGTACTACACAGAGGAATTTGAAGACTATGTTACAAACTATGTTCTATACGTCCGCAGCCAGATTGGTGAGGGCGACCGGCCGCTATTTGAGCAGCGTGTGGATTACTCTGACTGGGCTCCTGACGGATTTGGTACTGCTGATGTCGTCATACTTTCCAAGCACAAGGTCAGAGTCATCGACCTCAAGTTTGGAAAAGGCATCCCCGTCGAAGCCAAAGACAACTCGCAGCTCCGGCTCTACGCGCTCGGGGCCTGGAGCAAATTTAAAGAAGAGTACCCAGACATCAAAGAGGTCGAGTACACCATCGTCCAGCCAAGGCTCGACAGCATCACCACCGACGGCACGTCGCTCGCGCGCCTCGTCGACTGGGCAAACTACTTCGTAAAACCGAAAGCAAAGAAGGCATGGTCTGGGACTGGCGAGTTTGTCGCCGGGGACCACTGCCAATTCTGCCGAGCCAAGCACACCTGCAGGGCACGTTCCGACTTTGCAAACGACGTCGCGTCGTTGGAGTTTCGGGAGCCGGCCCTGCTCACCGACGACGAGCTCGAGCTGGCACTATCCCGCGCCAGCCAGCTCAGGTCCTACGTGTCTGACCTGGAGTCGTACTTCACCGAGCGCGCCATCAACACCGGCAAGACCCCCCGCGGGTACTCACTGGTGGCGACCAAGACCCACCGCAAAATATCCGACGAGCTACTGGCGACGCAGGTCCTGCTTGACAAAGGGTTCAAGTCGGAGGACATTATGGAGCCGGCGTCTCTCAAGTCGATCGCAAAGCTTGAGAAGCTGGCAAAGAAGGGCTACGTGGCCGACGTTCTCTCGAGCCTGATAGTAAGGCCCGAGGGATCGCCAAAGCTGGTCAAAGACGACAACACGGCACAGGAGGACTTTAAGTGAGCAAGCGAGAGCAGATATTTGACAACTACGTTGGGGTCGAGGAACTGATGTTCCTGGAGCCGGAGTATTTTGACGAGGCAATCATCGGCGTCGCCAGCAGCGCCAGCGGCGTCATCGCAGTCGCATATAGCGAGCCGCAGATCATCAAGCTGCTGATGCAGCACGACAAGATGGACCCGGACGAGGCCATGGAGTGGTACCAGTTCAACATACTGGGGTCTTTCATGGGCGAGAGCACGCCAATCTTTATAGACGACACGGTGCTGGAGTGAGCCCTCACATCTTTTTAAGCCTGGTGGGGCTGATGTACATCATGACCACCCTGTCCTACCTCAAGGTCCGACGTATAGGGATGATGATCGCCTTCATCGGTTACACCATCGGCCAGGTCGGGCTTATAATCGACTCATTTGAGATCGGTGACAGGTCAGAATGATTTCAGGATGCGAAACAAAAACGGCACCCGTTTTTGTATTAGTAGTTGTACGGGCATTGAGCCAGCCCGGTAAAACGGCTCTTACGTCAAAAAGGAAGCCAAGATGGCAAAATCAGCAAAGGTAGTAACAGGCAAGGTACGTTTCTCTTACGCCCACGTCTTTGAGCCGCAGGCGGTTCAGGAGGGTGGCGCACTGAAGTACTCCGTGTCGCTCATCATCTCGAAGAACGACAAGGAAACGATCGACCGCATCAACAAGGCAATCGAGCAGGTCAAGGAGGACAACAAGTCTGTCTGGGGCGGCAGCATCCCCAAGGGACTCAAGGGTGGGCTCCGCGATGGTGATGCAGAGAAGGACGACCCAGCGTACAAAAACTCGTACTTCATCAACGCCAACTCTGCACAAAAGCCTGGCGTGGTCGACGCAGACCTCAACCCGATCATTGACAAGACCGAGTTTTACTCGGGCTGCTTTGGCCGTGCGTCCGTAAGCTTCTTCGCTTACAACAGCAACGGATCCAAGGGCGTCGGTTGCGGGCTGAACAACGTCCAGAAATTGGAAGAGGGCGATCGTCTTGGCGGCGTTACTACCGCCACCGAGGACTTCGCAGTTTAATCAGGAGAAATGTATGTCAAAAGCAATCACGTTGGACTTCTCAAAGTTCTTCCCCGTCGATCACTCGTTCGTAGCCGTCAAGGCACGCGCAACGAGCGGTGACGACTTCTTCGTCAACATGTCGTTCGGCGACGGGGATAACAAGGTCACGTACTTCATCGACGAGTACAACAGCCGAGAGGCGCTCAAGCAGGTACAGTTTATGATGGACATGCTTGGCAAGACCTCTGAATTTTTAGAGAAGGCGTTCGCACTACCCCCGGCAGAAAAGATGTTGAAGGAGTACAAATTCCTCAACGTCGAGCCGGCCAAGAAGGCAGCCCCCAAGAAGAAAAAGGCCGCCGCCAAGAAGTAATTTCCTTGCTGTTGTGTACTAGGGCACCCCCGGGCGAAAGCCTGGGGGCTATGCCTCCCATTCACCATTCACCTGATAAAAACAACCCATGGACCAATACCAAGAATACATCGCCGCCAGCCGCTACGCACGCTACCTTGACGACAAGGGAAGGCGCGAGCAGTGGAGCGAGACGGTGTGGCGCTACGTCGACTACATCTTCAGCCGCACGCAGGAGATCACCAACAACGTGGAGCTGAAGGACCGTATCTACAAGGCGATTTACAACCTGGAGGTTATGCCATCAATGCGCGCGGTCATGACCGCGGGAAAGAGCGCCGATCGTGACAACACCTGTGTTTACAACTGTTCTTACCTACCGGTTGACGATCCCAAATCGTTCGACGAGGCGATGTTTATACTGCTCTGTGGCACTGGTGTCGGGTTTTCTGTCGAGGGGCGGTACGTATCACAGCTGCCCGAAGTGCCGGAAAAACTATTTGACAGTGACCACGTCATCGCAGTCCACGACTCAAAAGAAGGCTGGGCCAAAGCCCTCCGCCTCCTCATTGCGCACCTCTACGCGGGCGAGATCCCAAAGTGGGACGTCAGCAAGATCCGACCCGCCGGGGCAAGACTCAAGACCTTCGGCGGAAGAGCCAGCGGGCCAGAGCCACTCGTCGATCTATTCTCCTTCACCGTCAACACTTTCAAAAATGCGAAAGGTCGGAGACTAAACTCACTGGAGTGCCACGACCTGATGTGTAAAATAGGCGAGGTAGTGGTAGTGGGCGGCGTGCGCCGCTCTGCCATGATCTCTCTGTCAGACCTTGACGATGAAAGGATTCGCCATGCCAAGTCCGGACCCTGGTGGGAGACCGCGCCGCATCGAGCGCTGGCTAACAATTCCGCTGTTTATAATGAGACACCAACCGTTGGTAAGTTTATGGAGGAATGGCTTAGTCTTTACAACTCTCATTCTGGGGAGCGTGGCATATTTAATCGTGAAGCTGCTAAGAAAACTGTTGCCAAGTATGGCCATCGCGATCCTAATTTTGATTTTGGTACAAACCCTTGCTCCGAAATTATTCTGCGACCCTACCAGTTTTGCAACCTTACTGAAGTGGTGGTGAGACATGACGATACGCTGGAGACTCTTAAAGATAAGGTTGAGGTGGCGACGATACTGGGAACAGTTCAGTCCACCTTTACAAAGTTTCCGTATCTGCGAAAAGTGTGGCAGCGCAACACCGAGGAAGAGAGACTGCTGGGAGTGTCCTTGACAGGCATCTACGACAACATGAGAATGGTCACACTCGGTCAGGACCTTGACCGTTTACTGGGCGAGCTGCGAGAGCACGCCAGAAAGGTAAATCATGAGTATTCGGAAAAATTTGGTATTGCGAAATCAGCTGCAATTACTTGCGTCAAACCATCAGGTACGGTCTCGCAGCTTGTTGATTCCGCTTCAGGGATCCATCCCAGGCACTCCAAGTTCTACATCAGACGAGTCCGAGGGGATATTAAAGATCCACTATCATCCTTCCTTATCAACCAGGGAGTTCCGTCGGAGGCTTGTGTCTACAAACCATCTCAAACCGTTGTCTTCAGCTTCCCGCAAAAAGCCCCCGACGGCCTGACGCGCGAGGACGTGACGCCCGTCAGCCACCTCGAGACGTGGCTGGCGTACCAGCGCCAGTGGTGCGAGCACAAGCCGTCGGTGACCATCTCCGTGGAGGAAAAGGATTGGCCATCGGTCGGCGCCTGGGTGTGGGAGCACTTCGATGAGATCTCGGGCGTCTCGTTTCTGCCGTACGACGGCGGCACCTACCGACAGGCGCCCTACGAGGAGTGCACGGAGGAGCAGTACAACGAGCTCAAGGCCAAGATGCCCGTGCTGGATTGGAGTCTGTTTAAGGAGCAGACCGACAACGTGGAGGGCGCTCAAATGCTCGCCTGCGTCGCCGGGGTGTGTGAGGTATAGTTGGTTGGTTGTTGCATGGTGAAGTAGCTTGGGGAGGGCGTCAGGCAGGCCCCAGAGGATGTGGCAAGCGGTGTATTTTCCTGCCTTCATAACCGCGTGATGTAGCCACCAAATCTGGCCCTCCGCTTTTTTGATATGTTTACAAATGTCCGAAATGTGTACACGTTTTTTGGACACGTTTACGTTATTAACACGTTTTTTGTCATGTAACATTAAAATTGTTACAAATTCAACCGCCGATACGTCGGCCCGCCACAGGAGCACGCATGATCGTAAGCATCGACTTTGAGACCCGCAGCCTTGTAGACCTCCCAACCCACGGCCTTGACCGCTACGCCCGGGACCCAAGCACGGAAGTGATCTGCATGGCGTACTCAATCAGAGGGTCTGACCCCATTATTTGGCTGCCAGCAGAACAGCCAATGCCGGACTTTATGTCGGACGAGACGACCAAGTTCCAGGCCTGGAACGCCGCGTTTGAGTACAACATCATGCGGCACGTGCTCAAGCTGCCAGTGTTTTTGGAGCAGTTTATCGACTCCATGGCCATGGCCGCCGCGGCCAACATACCGCAGGGCCTGGAGGACGCCGCGATATTCCTGGACGTCTCGCAGCAGAAAGACGCCACCGGCAAGCGGCTGATACAGAGACTGTCCAAGCCAGGACGTGACGGCAAGACCTTCAACCGGGACCCGCACCTGCTGTCTCAGATGTACGAGTACTGCAAGCAGGACGTCCGGACCGAGATGGCCGTGGTGAAGGACCTGCGACGCATGACATCGCAGGAGCAGCGGGTGTGGGAGCTGACGCAGAGGATCAACGACAGAGGGGTGCCGGTCGACCCGTCGGAGCTCAACCATGCCATAGCCGCGGTCGAGATCAACAAGGCCAATATACGCTCGGAAATAACCCTACTGACGGGAGGGTTAACCGCCAACCAGCCGGCCAAGATAGGGGAGTGGCTGCGCTCCGCTAAGATCGTTGTGGATGACCTAACGGCCGAGACCGTCCACAAGCTATTGGCCCGCAAGGACATACCGGACAAGATACGGCGCGTGCTGGAGCTGCGACGGCAGGGGTCGCTGACCAGCGTCGCCAAGTACGAGAAGATGCTGGAGGTCCAGGTCGGTGGCAGGATACGCAACACGCTGGTCTACCACGGCGCATCGACCGGGCGGTTCGCTTCCCGGGGCGGCCTAAACCTGCAGAACCTGGCCCGTCCACACATCGACGGCAAAGAGCTCCAGGGGGCCATAGAGCGGGTTTTAGAGAGGGGTGAGGGTGGTACCATGGACGAGCTCTCCAGCCTCGTCAGGAGCTCCATAAAGGCCCCTAGGGGGTATGTATTCGTGGACGCAGACTTCTCCAG